ATGCATTTTCTTTGGGCTTTAATTGTTGGTGCTATTATTGGTGCAATTGCTGGTGCTATCACTAGCAAAGGAAAATCGATGGGCTGGTTTGCTAATATCATCGCAGGGTTAGTAGGTTCTGCTATTGGTGAAGGGCTTTTAGGCCATTGGGGGCCACAACTGGCAGGAATGGCTTTGATTCCATCAATTATCGGGGCAATTATTGTTGTTGCCGTGGTCTCCTTCTTTGTTGGCAGATCCAAAGACTGATAGGAGGACAACTTTATGGACGCTTAAAAGCTGCATTTAAGTTTATGGTTGCTAGTACTCTCATCGTTGGCGGTGTTTTAGTTGCAGGTACAGTCTTCGCAGCTAAGGGCATTGATAATGCTGGAGATAAACTACAAGAAAAGCTACATGACTAACACAAAATAGCCACTTCGCTATGAGGTGGCTATTTTTGTATCCATTGACTAGGTGAATATTTGTCACTTGGTTCTCATAAGCAGGTCAATATTTTTGACTTGCCTTTTCCCAACGAACCCACAATTTGCTGGTTCGTTCTTGAACGTCAGAATTTCGGACTTTGTTGAGCCAATCCCGAAATTCCGGATTGCCTAACCGATTTTTATTGTCCAGAACGACCATACCTCAAGTTACTATTGTTCAGCGTGTATCAGAATGCGTCTCTCAGCACACAAAAAAACGGGCATCTCTGCCCGCTTTGCCCAATGATATTGCTACTTTAGATGAAAAACAATGAAACAAGTCAAGGAAAACTATGACTATCGTATCAGCGAGGGTTGAGGAATGCTCTTCACTTGCTACGAGAAATCAATCTGACTTGGTCTATAAAATGCGCCACCGGTTAGCTATGCCGTGCGTCGGTTAAAACGGTTCTGCCCGCTTATCGCCTAGGACTGTCCTAATTATAAGTTAATACTTATTTATTGGCAACTGGTTTTCCTATGATTGTTGTCCATTGTTTTTTGGCTGTGTCCGGTGTCAGTTTCACAATGTCGTACTGCTTTCCCTGCCATTCAATGCGCCATGAGTTAAGGATAGTTTCTGGCTGATCATACCGAACAACAAAGGTCACCGTATCTTCGAGCTTCGTCCCAACTGACGCCCTCACTTCGCTTAAATATTGGCTTAACACAAGTGTCCATGTCGTGAAGTGCTCTTTCCTGACGTTGCTCACAGGAACCCCATTTACATTACCCATCGTGTAGCTCACTAAAGTAATGAGTTCATTCAGTTGGCTGATGCTATTTACCAGTGGCATAGTCAACACCTCGCAATTGCTGAATCATGCTCACAACGCTATCTGGTACATACGTTGCCCCATCGACACCACGGTTAATATACCAGTGTTGTGCTAACAACGAGACAGCAAAGTCAAAACGAGGATCATCTCCAAAGTTTTCATCCGTAAGGGTCTGGTCAACCGCGCTAATCACGAACTGCTTTGCCGTCAACAAGTAGGCTGACAACATAGCATCATCTTCGCTGTGACTAATGCGCAGTGCTTTCTTTAAATCTTCTGTGGTAACACTCATGTGCTCATCTCCTTATAAAAATAGGGGCGTACCCTAAGGCACACCCCCTACTAAATTATGCTTTTGGCGTGGCTGCTACCGGTGTAATGTCAACAATTCGGGCAGCGTCTGGATCGATCACTTCATAGTCGTTGCGGATGACAACCGCCAAGCCCTGACTATAGCTATCGAATCGCTCCCATTGGGTATTAACCTCATTCTTCTGGGCTAAGAAAATTGCCTGAGAAAAGTCCCCAATGATGATCCGATAGGTGCCCACCTTATCAGTCGGCAATACTTTGTTAGCAACCACGATCACCGGCGCCCCAAATAGTTGCTTGCCTGATGGTGCCGTGATGGACGGTTGTAACAAGTAACGGCCTTCGCTGTCTTTCAAGGTATCAAGGTAGTTGAAAGCGTCCTGATTGACGATAACAGACAAGGACAGTGCTGGGTCCAACTCAATATTGAAGGTTTTCTTGAGGTCATCGAGACCAGTACCAGTGAGGTGCTTGAAGTTATCACCGGTAGTGGACTTGCCAGTCAGAACACTGATAATGTTACTGTTGTCCGTGTTTTGTACCAGCTTCTTGAGTTGATTCTTAACCTCGGCAACAATATCAACTTCACTATCTTCTACCAGTTCATTAGACAGATAAATCTTGCCAGCACGGGTAGCAACTTTGTAGTCAACGCCTTTAAACATATTGGCGTCAACATCGGCTACGTCTGCAAGTTCTTTCTTGGTGGCTAAGACGCCATTGTTAGTGAGGGCAATCGGATAGGTGCCGACTGGGGTACCGACCTGCTTCACAGTGACGTATTTAGCCAAGTCATAATCTGATTGCTTTAAGTCCCAAACGTCATTGATAACTTCTTTAGGAACGACTGCACCAGCGGTGGTCGTGGTCAAGCCGTCACGTTGTTCACCCATGCTGCGGATGTAGTCTTCGTAAGCGCGAGATTCGGTATGTTCTTCTTTATCAATAATAGTTTTTTCGGTCATGTGATTGACTCCCTTTCGTTTTTCGGTTGGTGGTAGTTGCTGTTCTGGATCTTCTACATGGTCTTTCAACCATTCAGTGTAGCTGCGTTTGTCCACTTGGACGTTGGTATCGTCATACGCTGGAATAGCTACCAGTGAGACGTCAAACAAGCTCTTTACTTGCTTGATGGTACGAATGACTTGTCCGCTGTCGTCTTTAGTGAACGTGTCACCGTCTGGCGCAGCATTGAAAGTAAAACTCATGGCTGATAGATTACCAGCTTGGACGTTGTTATAAGCATCACTGGCTGTGGTCGTATCGGGCAAAGTTGCTTCAAACTGCAAGCCTTTATCATCCACGTTTAAGGTCAAGGTTCCGGCCTTGGTGCTGGCTAAGACTTGGCTAAAATCATGGTTTGAAACCATATAGACGTCTGATAAGTCCACGTGGTCGAATGCGTGCGGATCAACGACTTCTTTAAAGCCACCGAGGTCTTTACTTGGGCTATTGAAAACTACTGCATAACCACTTAGTTTCTTTGGACCGTTAGTGGTGTCGTCATGTTTCTTTGTGTCTGGATCGTCTTGGCCTTGGCTGTCGTCTGCTTTGGCAGTTAGACCAGCGTCGGGATTCAGGCGCTTTTCTACGTCATCTTGATTCATTTTCTGGATCACTCCTTTGTCTTGTGTTTTGATAGTTTGTCAGGTTATTTAGTGGTGTGTAGTTGAGGCTGGCCATGATGTCATCGCCTCCAGGAATTGGTGGCAGATTTAACTTGGCTCGTGCCTCATTAGTTGTCAGAACACCACCTTGTAACCCTTTAACCGCCAGTTCTTGCATCGTGGCTGGGTCCGCTGAAAACAGCTTGTCAGTGTTGAAGCTGAACCGGTTGTCACCTGTGGACAGTTTGGCATCCATCTCACTTGTGAAGCAGGTAAAATACTGAATCAGCGAGTTCTGCAAGTACATCACGTTAGACTGTACGGCATTAGAGTGCTCGCTTTCGATACCCAGCCGATCCAGTGGTAACCCGAACGCTTTGGCAATCTGTTTCGTTGTCCAATCGCTAGAATTGACTAGATTCAGCACGTCAGTATTAACTTCGAGTTGCTTGTAATCCATATCATTGTCTAGAATGATGGTCTTGAGGGCATTATCGCCACTGTTGGCAGCTTCAAATTTATTCCGGATGTTTTCTTTGGCCTTGGTGTCTAACTGGGTCTTGTTGACCTTAAGAATGCCTGTCCCTTGTACACCGGTTTTAAAGAAACCTTTCAGCAACGTATGCCCAGACTTTTGTACCCCAATCTCATCATGGAGGCTATAAAGCGGTGATAGTCCTTTGTAACCGTCTTGCGTGAAGCACTTGAAGTGTAAGACCTCACTGGCATTTAACCGCTGTGAACGACCGCTGTCAGGCGTGTATTCGTAGCTGATAATGTTGGTCATATTATCTTGTTTAACTACCATTTGACTGTTGGGGACTAACTCGAAGCCAGTGACCTGTCCGCTAGGGTTCTTAGTAACCCGTGCAAAGCTGTTACCATTCAGCAACATGTTAGCAGCTAGGGCAAACTTGAACGCCCACGCGGTCATGTGGTCATTGGGTGCCTTGTTAAGGAGCACGCTGATACGCTTGTCACTGTACTCAATCGGGTTTGTTGCAAGATCACTGGCAATCACGCGCACGGCCGTAAACACGTCCGAATTACGTAAAGCACCAATCCCCACATATAAGCCGCTGTCGTTGCTGGTCATGCTGACAAGCGCATCTAAGAACGGGTCGCTGTTGTCATCGCGTGGTTGTGTCGCGCTATTCGTGAAAAAGCTCATTGTTTCACCTCCCTTTGTTAAAGTTGATGATGACTGCGACGGAGATCAGGGCCGTGCCGACTGCTAACATACCAACGCCAAACCCGAACAGCCACCAGATCCCGGCAACCATACAGATCAGTCCCAGTATTAACAGCACGGTCTGCACATTAAAAACCAAAGTCATCGCTCGAATAAAAGTCATTGTCTGCTACCTCGCTTTCCTTGTTTTGATCCATTGCAATTGTGTAAGCGTTCATCAGTGCGGCTACGGGATCAATCTTCGTAGCGTTGTGGGCCTTATCGATAATTGGATTGTTATTAGCGTCATATTTCAGAATAGCGTTGTTGACCGCATAGGCCAGTAACTGATTATCAGGGTGCTTTAACTGGCCATTGAAGAGATCATCACGAAAACGAGTTGTCGGAATTGAAAGTGTTCTAACACCTTGTCGCACCTCAAGCAGTGGCAAATCGCGTTTTTCAAATTCTGGAATCAGGTAGCCCATGGCGAAGGGATCATAACAGATGGCACGCACGTTCCACTGGTTCCGCTCGATCAGGTCGAGAATGAAGCGTAGCACCTCGTCATAGTCGATCATGCCGCTATCAAGTTTGGTAATGTTGCACTCACCTCGACTAGCACCACTAATGTAATCGAACCCGTCACGCTTGATCTTTTCTTCCAGTCCATACTTAGTACCCACGAATGAGTGGCTGTCAGCATACAGGTAGCCATCTTCTGGAACTAACCACGAGATACTGGTCAGGTCGCTAGACTTGGAAAGGTCCAGCCCGATATACACGTCCTTGTCTCTAGTGTCTGGTGGCTCGATAGTGGCTTTTTCCCAGTCGTCAAGACTGATGTAACTGTCTGCTCTGGCTGATTGCCACATGTTGAAGTTCTTGACGAGAATTGGCCGCAGCGTTCCTTGCTTGGCTGCTAGATCAACATCAGCTTGCAAGCTAGGTCGCATCGTCTTCGCTCTTTCAGCATTAGCCAGTAGTGGATTTGACTTCTCCCAAGTCTCTGGTGCAAAGGCTTCATCCTTGCTGTCTTGCTCAAAAATGGCAATAAAATACCGATCTGCTTGTTCGCGACCGGTTAAGATTTTGGAGACGAATTTATATTCTTTATACATAGGGCCATTCAGGTCTGGCCCCGTGGTCGAGATGACGGCTAGCAAACTGTTGTCGCTGTTGATCTGGCCTGATTTTAGTGTTCGTAGAATCTCATCAGTACGAGCTAAGGCGAACTCATCAATAATGGCCAAGTCACTTTGATAACCATCTAAGCTATGCAGATCAGACGCAAGCGGAACAGCTCGGCTGTTGCTCGGCAAGTCGATAATTTCATTGCGATTGATCTTCAAACGATCACGCACCGATTTAGACATCTTGGAGACCTGACGCAAACCACTAGACATCATATCAAAAGCCAAATGTGCTTGAGAGTTGCTGTTGGCTGTGTAGACAATCTCTCGGTTCATGGCTGGCTTGTTTTCCATGAGGAGATACAGCGCGCCCAGATCGGCCATCAAAAAACTTTTTCCGTTCTTTCTAGCCATCGATATATAGGCTCGATCATAACGACGATTGCCGGTTTCTTTGTCGCGCCACCCGAACAGCTCTGAGATCAAATATTTTTGAAATAATTCTAGTTTGAGTGGCGATCCATCACGTGCCGGCATCAGTTCGATAAACTCTACAGCTTTGTTGGCAAAGTCCTCATCAAAGTAATACGGCCACGGATTCTTTTTGCGCTTGCTGGCTTTCAAGTCTCTGCGATAACGTCTTGCTGCTTGCTTGATCTTTTTACAAGCAACAATCTCACCGCTTAGCACCTTGTCAGTGTATTCAGTTGCATAGTTCATGATGACATCAGATCCGCGAACGGATCGTCAGGCTTCTTCTTAGTCTCATTCTTTAAGGCAAGTTTCGCCCGACTATACACTGACAGTCCCAATACTTCGTCAATGCGCATCATTTGATTTGTGGCATCAAGTTTCATTTTGACTGCTGGGTTAGCTTTCACACTATCGGCGGTGTCAACCATCATGCCTTGTTCTTGAACCAGCTTGGCAGCTTTCTGAATGTCAGAATAGGCTTGGCAATGACTGGCAATCAGGGCAGCATCTAGTTCACTAACTGGAATGTCTTTTTTGAGCAATGGTACAATACGGTGCCACTCGGTCATAGCATAGTCATCAAGCCATGTAGGGGGCTGTACTTGCAATTCTTTGTAAGTGAACAGTGCTTTTTCAGAGGCAACACGATCAGCTAACTGTTTTTTGGATAAATGTGCACTTAGGTTAGTCACTGATTTTAGGGGTGCTCCCATGTGTAACGTCCTTTCTGAATTTGTATTCGTTTATACCTATTATAATTATAACACATTGATTATACCTAGGTTCTATGATTTTCGGTATTCCTCGAAAAGAAAAGAGGCCGACCGTTCTTTCGCTCTAAAATTTTGGGGCGGGGGTCGATCTGTCGGGGGATCTCATTCGGCGTTGTGCTACCTCCCGTGCGGTCTTAGCGTTATGACAAGTCTGGCACAAGCTTTGTAAATTGCTCTCATCAAGCCTGTGTTGCCAACCATAAGCTGTTTTGATTGGCTCAATATGATCAACAAGCACAGCTTGACGAATAATCCCGCGTTTCAAACAACTAGCACAAGTTGGATTGCGCAACCTGAATGACTTTGAAAGCTTTGTCCATGTTGTTGACTTGTAGAAACGTAATTCCTTCTCTTCGTATTGCATGCGTTCCTGATTCGTCGCTTGTTTGCTCTTGTCTTGCTTATGCTCCTCGCAAAAGCGCTGATTGAACGGGATCATGCGACGACACCCGGGGTGCATGCAAATGTGCAAAGGCACACTCATTTGCATCACTTCGCTTTCATTAATGATATCTCTTTGCTAACTGATATGAGGTGCTAATTTGATCTGCTCTTTAATGCTTCGCCCTGAAATGTTTGCATGCCAGTTAAGCTCGGCGTAGTCGGCTATCTCAAATCCAGCTGCCAATAGTGCGCCTTTCATCATGCCGTTAGTGATGTAGAAGCCACCGGGTAAGCCAGTGAATAGGTGCTTGATACCGTATGAGGTATAGTCGCTGTTGATTGTCTTTCGCTTGGCCAGTCCCTTAGTCCAGAGATATAAAGCGTTCTGCATGTCCTCAGGCATCAGCATAAACGCGAATGGATGATCCTGTTCAAACTGGCTGAGATCAGATGACTTAGGTTCAATGTGCCAATTCTTGTACTCATAGTATTTGCGATACTTCTCAGGGATAGGAAATTCATGTTCAAACCTAGCCCATGTACTTTCTGGATATAGCATTGTCTTAACCTCCGCGGTTTTGAATTTGTTTGTTTTTTAAGTGTCCCACGTGTCCCGGGCTCTTAAACGTTGGTATGTAGGCGTTTGTTTGGGACAACAGACATGTCCCACACATGTCCCGAGCTGTCCCGAGTTGTCCCGCACATGTCCAAATTAGGACTTGGGACAGTAGTGGGACACGTTGGGACAGCACTGGGACAGGTGACTTGTCCCAACAAAACGTTGATATACCGGCATTTGTAGCACTGGGACAGGTGGGACAGTAGAAAAACAAACACTTTATTTCCTGACGTATCCTCTTGAACGCTGACCATTGATTCGAACTCGTTCACGATCCCACCCATCCATGTTATCCATGATGAGCTTGATACGTTTTGCTTCCGATCCAGTACGACCCATCAGGTAACGGTCAACTGATTTGTCGAACACCACTTCCATAATCTCTCTAGTGGTGGTTTGTTGCAGTGGTTGTAATTCTCCAGCATCCAAGTGCTGTTGTAACCAAGTGGCCACATCACCGTTATGATCGATATGAGTATGAAAGAAGCTGGCCTTTAGGCTCAATGACAGATTTTCCCAATTCGATGGCACTTTCATGTTGAGGAAGTCTTCGATGGCCTCTTTCATAGGGTCAACGGTCTCTGCTTCTTGTTGATATGGTTTAGCCAGTTGCATCAGCTTATCATCAGCAAAGACACTCTCACCTGCATCCACCCATGTTTTGACCTCTGCCAGTATCTGATGTATATCGTGGTTAATCTTAGGCACGCTTTCTTCATTGCGCCATACGGTCTTTGTGGGCTTTGTAACACCGCATCTGATAGGGAAGAAACGGCGTTCACCAGTAGCGTCTTTCAAGTAGTCCTGTTGATTAGTGCTACCAATGAACACGCACTTGCGTAAATGTGGATAAACATAGTGGCTATAACTCCCGCGGTATGAATCTGACTGGGCGCTGATGAAGCTCTTAGCTGATTCAATCTCGGTCTTTTTCATAGCGGAAAGCTCGCCTAGTTCCATGATCCAGTTACCTTGCAGCTTCTTATAATCTTCGTCCGTTTTGCCCATTGATTTTAATGAATCGCTGAACTTCTCTGGGAATAAGTTACGAGCAGCCGTACTCTTGCCAAGTCCTTGTTTACCTTCAAGAATTGGAACGAGTTCAAACTTGCAACCGGGCTGATAGACACGTTTTACAGCCCCAGCTAACCATTTACGAGTAACAGCACGGGTGTACTCATTGTCCTCAGCGCCAAGGTAGTCGATGAAGTAACGTTCTGCTCTAGGGGTACCGTCCCATTGCTCATCTTCGATCCAGTCTTTAACCGGATTAATTGAATGTTCCTTGCCAACAACAACCATGGCATCTTGCTCATTCTGCTTGCTAAACAAGAGATTGTGCTTACGCTCCATATATGAGCGGACGAAAGCATCATCTTCATCAGTCCAGAAACCTTTACGAATCGGCAATCCTTTAACGCCTTTTGTCTTGATAAGCATATCTGAAAAGTCGTCCCAAGCAACGACATTGGCGAAGACTGGATCATTATCAAGCAGCAGTTGAATATTAACCACCGAATCTTTTCTAATCCCACCATTGCCATCAAGTTTAAGGTCATTTCGCCATTGCTCTTGACCTGTAAAATCAACGTTGACCACTTTCTTGGCTTCTTGCTTAATATCTTCGGGCATCGCTTTAACCAATAGCACGCCTCCTCTCTTCGGCTTTCAATACTGACTTGAAAATCTTATTAACTTCGGATTCTGCCAAGGGTGTATCTAGATAGTTATCATTAGTTGTAAACAGCAAGTTATAAACTGTCTGCGGCTCTGCACCTGTGAAAAACATTTTGCCAGCAATCTTGGTCAGAAAATCATTCCGATTGCCGGTACTAGTGCCGTTCACTATTTCATCTAGCAGCCTGCCTGTCCATCGTTTACCTCGATAAACTGTTGAACCACCAAACACTTGGTTAGGGTAGCTGACACGTTGAATTTCATCTAGTAACCATTGAGGCACTGGGGCTAGCTTGGTGATCTTGTGCCCTTTGAGTGGTTGATACATGCCATTCTCGCGAATGCTAGGGAAAACCGGCACTCCAGTTGCAACATAGTCGAGGCCGGTTTTCTCGCCATTCTTAGAGAACAAATCCGATCGACTGGTTAGCTTCAATTCCTTGGGATAGGTGAAGAAAACATGAAGTCCGCCGTTTGGGGTGGTTTCAACATAGCTAGAAGGAATCTGACCAGCACGACCATCACCGCTCAATTTAGCCAACGACTCATTGCCATTAGCCTCGCTTTTATGACCCATATCAATGTCAAACACCAGCACGCCATCAAGCCCCAAGCCAATATTGTAGTTAGGATGTTCGCCCCACCATTTCTTGGCTTGTTCTGGGTCTTTGGTAGCGTCCTTATAGCCGTGTGAACCATTGAGTGGTGTTCTGGTCGCGGGCGCAAGTGGATAGACTGAAAAGCCATGCTGCTGATAACCAAGCGCTACTTTAAGCACGTCGACCATCGGCCGCATCTCCCTCCAGAAGTAGACGACGAGCATCAATGATCTTGTCGGATGTGGCATCAGTTAATGCTTCAAGTGACTTATCTTTAAGTTCTCGCCGCAGAACGATGAGCAGTGAACTGGCTTCTTTGAGTAAATCTTGAGTTGCTTCTATATCTGGCCTCGTCATCATTTGTCTGCCTCATCAATCGTTGCCAAGCTGCTTTCAACGTATTCTTTAATTGCTTTCAGTAGCGCCATCCATGTATAAAATGAGCGATCCGTACCGTATGCCAAGATTGCAGCATTTTTTTCATTACGATTGCTTTGATATGAAACGACAGAGCCTTCCATAATGTCGAATTCATCACTAAGAGCTTCTAAAAGTCCTTTTGCAGTGCTGAGGTTAAAAGACGCCATGCCTAAATCAGGCGCTTTGGTGCTATTTGAAACATTTTTCATCATAATTGCCTCCATTTTCCTTGACAAAGTAACCACTTAGAGGCAAGCTAAAAGTTGATCTGTATCTTTTCGCTTGTCTTCTTCTCGCCTTGAGTTGTCGCTCTTGGCGATTTTTTTGTGGCCTCGATTAGTGAGCGCCGTTCAGCTTTTTTAAACGCCCAGTATCGATCACATTCTGCATCAGCTTGGACGTAGTCATGCCACTGAAAGCCGAGCCTTGTGCTAGCCATTCGTGCCATGGTCATCATCCTCTCGAAATTGCAGATACGCTCCAAACACGATGCCGACCATGAATGCCACGCAGAGTGCCGGAACTGTTATAGGGTGGCTTAGTAGCCACGTAATAATGCTAATCATCGGCATCATCCTCCTTGAGATAGTTAAGGACGATCCGAGCATTTTGCTTGTCTGTTTCGGACGTAGCCGGATCGTTCAATAAAAGCATAGATTCGCTACGGGCTACAAAGGTGTCAATGCACCAGCCTTCATCAGTCTTCATAAAATGATCGTCTGAGTATTTCTTAAGGTTCGGATAAAGCTCCTTGAACTCCGCTAGGCTTTCTGGTCCATTGTCCACACACTTGATAAAGCCATTGTCCAATGCGTATTGTGTAGGAACACCGTTTTCGTCAATTAAGTTGGTCTCGACCATGGTACGATATACCTCGTCCTTACCAACTGTTACGCCTTCAGATTTCAAACCCTCATAGAATTGCTCCACGATTGACGGGTAAACCACTTTCATATATTTCCCTTTCTGGCTTTATGTGCCTGTCATAAGTTGCTTACGTTCCCGCCTGCCCAGCGTGATTACTTGCCGTTGTTCTTCATGTAGTTGTCGATGTCTACGGTATTGATCCGCTTAACGCCACCAACCACTTGCATCGGCAAACCTTTTCTAGTCCAAGACAACAGTGTGTTACGAGCCACACCGGCATAAACCGCTGCTTGACCGATGTTCAGCTTTTTAGGCTCATCATGTTGTGGTGCAAGCTTACTAACCGCTTGGATCACTTCCTGATGAATACGATCTTGTAGTTGCTTGTCGAAGTCTTCTGACAATACTAGTTCTGCTTTCATGTATATCCACTCCTTTCCTGTGAACTGTTAAGATGTTAATTAACCTTAAATCTGGTTACTTAACAACATAATAGTGTCCCTTTTTTTTACGTCAGTCAATAGGCTATTTGAAAACTTTTATAGTCACACGACTTCAAATTTTGTATAATTACCCGTGAGGTGACGAATATGCTTCAAAATAGACTTAATGTTTTAATTGCTCAAAAGGGATATTCAATTAAAAAAGTTCATGATGATACTGGGTTGTCAAGAACAACTATTTCAAATTTGGTCAACAATGTTGGCGGTGGTATTCAGTCGGTAACGCTCAATAGACTGTGTTTATATTTCGGTATAACTCCAGCTGATTTTTTTGATTTTGTACCGTTTGATCTATCTTATGATGCTGTTGCTGACAAGCTTTCAGCACTGAATATGATTTCTGTAAACGACGACCCAGGTGGGAGTTATTTCAATTTAATTATTTCAGCTGATAACGGACAGCTCTCTGTGAATAAATACCATTTTAGAGTTGGGGTATTCTTTTTTAATAAAGGCCTGAGCGATCCTCAGGATTATAAGGTACCTTATTCGGCTTATGTATACGTCGCGGGGTGGTCACAAGACAAGCACCAAGAAGAAGCGTTGCAATTTAAACGAATGTATTTCGATAAAATGCCTGCAGCATTTCAAGAACAGTTTTATACTTCATGCACCCAGCACATTGTCGAATATGTCTCGCTTAGTCTTGCACCCAAACGCCTTGTTTTCGAAGCCGACAGTGATTATAAGATGATTGTTAATCTTCCATACGGACGTACTGTAGAAGCATCTATTATTCCAAAATAATAAATCCAATATCATGGCCGAAAAATCGGCCGCCACCTTTTCGCCATTTTCGGCGAAAACTCTCCAATCTAACACCGCCTGCCCAGCGTGACGGATAGGAGAAGAATATGGCAATTAAAAAAGTCAAGCTTAAGTCTGGTGCAGTCCGCTACCGCGTAACGGTCAACGCTGGGGTTATTGCTGGAAAACGCAAGAATATTGTTCGCAATGTTCAAAGCATGCAAAAAGCACGTCTACTAGAGTCAAAACTCAAGCTAGACGTGGCCAATGGTTTATATGATGAAAACGACACTACCCCACCGGTTCAGACCTTTAGTGATTTATACAATCAGTGGTGGCCGATCTATGTTCAAACTGTGGAAGGAAGTACAGCCTATAAGACAAAGCAGCTTTTCCATAACCATCTGATCCCTGTGTTTGGTTCTAAAACTCTCACCGCGATAAAAACCGGCAGCATTCAAAGTGCTGTCAGTCAGTGGCGAGAAACAACCACCAAGGCATACAAGGAACGTTTCATTTATTTGAAGAAGATACTCTCATTTGCTGTTAAGATGCAGTACATCGAAAAGAACCCCGCAGACGGTGTCGAATTGCCACGCGGGGTAGGATCTGGAAAGTCACCAGTTTACTGGGATAACAAACAAGTCGCCCGATTCCTAACTTGCATTGATCCTAATAACGATCCAGAAAAGTACACAATGTTTCTGCTGATGGTTAGCACCGGTATCAGGCGTGAAGAACTATGCGCCCTGAACGTATCAGATGTTAATTTCAAAACGTCCACACTGTCAATCAATAAAGCCTATGCAACTGGTCTGAATGGTAAGGAATCAATTAAAGGCACCAAGTCAACCGCGGGTATGCGCACAATACCATTAACCCCGAAAGTGACAATACAGCTTAAAAAGTGGATAGCATTACTTGATGCAAGCAAGATTATCAGCATTAGAGATGATCGGCCACTGTTCCCATCTCCACAACACTTTGAAAAACGTTTAGGCATTAACAGGCCAAACAAGTGGCTGAAAGATATTATTGAAGCAAACCACCTTACACCTCACATCACATTGCACGGTCTGCGTAAGTCTTTTGTAACGAATATGATTCGTAGCGGTGTTGATGTTTCAACTGTACAGCGGCTTGCCGGTCACTCTACGCCCGATGTGACGCTTCGCATATATGCTGGCATGAATCAGTCGGATGCTCGAGAAGGCATCGACAAGTTAGCGGAATATATGGAACAGGTAACATTTTAG